TTTAACAGTAAACGAAGGGATATCCCATATACATCTATTGTTAGGTTGTGCTGCATAGTTCCCATCATCTAGGGCTATGATGTGAGCGCATTTATGCTCGTGCGGTATCTCTGAATGATCCGTATCTAATATATTAGCTTCTGGGTGAGCAAAGTCAACGGTAAATAGATACTTACCGTGATGCCATTTTTTATCTTTTCCTATGTATTTACCAGCTTGTGCTTCTAAAATATCCCAAGAAGTAACAGCAGGATAATAACTAAAACAATTCCACAACTGTAACTCGTCAAGTCTACGTCTAGGAACTTCCGTTGGCTTAAACCCTCTTTGAATGAACGCAGATATCGGGAGACGATAGAAGACAGCTCCATTTTCCATAATACAATGAAAAAGGATACTACGCCCCGTAATAGCCGATAGACCAAATATAATGCAGTCTTCAACTTCTCCATGATGTTTCTTAAGGTCATAGAGATACTCTCTCCTGATTTGCGCGTACTCCGGTGGTATGTTTGCATTTAGATATGCCATAATAAATCCTCATTTTATTTCACCCCAATCAGCACCACTATCAAAATCTACTTTGTTTGGGACTTCTAAATTTATTGCTGACTCCATAATTTTTATTATGTCTTCAGCTTGTTTATCCGATTCCACTGATATATTGACTTCATCATGAATTTGGATATGTGGCACTATACCATTTTCATACAAAGCCACCATAGCTTTTTTTGTCATATCTGCAGCTGATCCTTGTATTAATCTATTCAATGCTTTGTATGTGAATGCTCTTTTCAATGGCTCGCCATACTCTTTTCTAGCTTTTTCTAACTCCATTGGTTTGTTAATACCAAACTGTGCTGGTTGCCATAAATCAAAATGACATACTCTACCTAATAAAGTTCTTATTTTACCTCTTGATTCTGCTCTATTTGATACAGATTCCATTAGACTACGAACAAAAGGTGCTTTGGTATGGTATTGACTTATTAATTTTTCTGCTGAATCTTTAACTAATCCTAGTTCTGCCATGAGTTTATTTTTACCCATGCCATACATAAGACCCAAATTAATTGTCTTGGCCTGTTTACGTTCTATATTTGCCATGTCTGCAACCACTTGATGAAAGTCTGCATCACCTTTTTGATATGCTTCAACTAAATCATGGACACCAGGTAAATTTTGTAACTTCGCATAATGCACAAGTATTCTAGGTTCTTGTTGTGAGTAATCAAATGTACCCCACTTACAATTTTTTTCAGGAATAAATATTGATCTAATCAAAGGTCCCAAATCCTTGTGTCTTGCAGGTATTTGTTGCAGGTTAGGATTTGACATACTAAATCTACCTGTGACGGTCCCTCCATCATCAGATCTAATTTGATTTATATCCGCATGTATTCTTCCATTGTGTGCATGTTTTGTTATTGAATCTATAAATGTGGTGTGTGCTTTGTTTATTTCTCTAGCATCAGCTATACTCTTTGCTATTTCATTTGGATGATTCTGTAAAAAGTTTTTAGTAAAACTTGGTGATCCCTTTTCTGTTTTGTCATAGGGTAGATTTAACTTCATAAAAACTTGTGCTATAGAATTTGCAGCCCATATATTTACATCTACTTTTGTTTTCTTTTTTATTTCTTTTAATATTCTCTGTTCTTGTTTTACTAATTTTTTCTTTATCTTTTCTGCTTTGTCTAAATCTACTCTAACACCTTTGAATCTCATGTCCACAAGACAAGGAAATAATTTTGTTTCAAGATCAAATATACTATTGACGTCTTGCGCATACATTTCTCTTTGTAATACTTGCCAAAGTTTTAATGTAAGCTCTGCATCTTTCTCTGCGTATTGACCTACATAAATTGCAGGCAATCTCCACATTTCTTTCTTTGGATCTAAGTTCCATTCTTGTGCAGCTTTTATCAATATTGTTTCGTTCTTACCTTCTTCAATATATTTTTTTCACAGTGAGGTTAAACTATAAGAAAATCTATTCTCATCAATTAAAGATGATGCAACCATGGTATCAACTATCTTACCTTTAATAGTTATACCCATTGATCTCAACCAACACACATCATACATAGCGTTGTGGAATATAAATGTCGTATCTGATTTTGAGAAAGTAGTTTTCAACCAACCAAGAACTAAATCTTTATCTAAGTTAGCGCCATTATCATGTGCGATGGGGTAATATCCAGCCCAACCTTCTACAGCTATGGCTACACCAACGACGTGTCCATCACCTATCACGTTACCAGAACCTTTTTCTAATAAATTAGGATCATTTGTTTCTAAGTCTACTGCTATCTCTTTGTATTTAGATAAGTCTTTTAAACCATCAGGCAGGACCCATTCTGTCTGTGGCATAAATAAAGATGGTTGTATAGATCTCATTTATCAAACTTACACTCACCAGCTATCGCCATATATGCAGCAGCATCGATGTATGTATCCGTAGTTGGATTACCAAACTTTGTTCTTGCAACTTTCAGTAAAGCTAACATTACAGCTGCATCATGCGCTGTAAGTTCTTTGTCTATGTATGCTGACCAAAGTTTTGCTATATTACCATGATTAATTACTTTATCTCCGTATGTCTTTGCTCTTGGTCCTGAGATAAGTTGTTTGGCTATTTCTAATGCTTTCTCTGTTTTCATAATATGTAAGCACGATCAAAATCTTTTGGATCTACAATATGCAATTCTTTTTTAGTTCTTGTTGTCCCCGTGTAGAATAGTCTATGTAACTCATCAGGATCATTTTGAAATGTTTCTAGTGCTGCATTTGTTAAGTCCTGCAGAATAAGAACTTTGTGTGCTTCTCCTCCTTTTGCTCCATGTATTGTTGACATTTTAATACGAGGGTTCGCGTTTATCTTCTCACCGTTAGCCCTCATATTCCTTATATAGTTTTCTGTGAAAGTATCAAGTCCTTCAAACGAATCGTACCAGACTTTGTCTGTCAGTAGACCATATTTTTGCATACACTCTCTTAATGTATATTTTTCTTCAGAGTGAAATAGTTTACCTTCTCTAAATCCATCTGCCACATTTGTGCCTAAATATCTGTAGATGTTTTTTATCTCGATATGACCTAATAAATGTGTGGCACCTTGTATTGGATCTTTTTTACGCCACTGCTCCCAGTTTTGTAGTGCCATCAATAGTTTTACATCTATGGAGTTTTTATTTTTGTGTTGATAATACCAACCACGTAATTCACATAATTCTTTTACTTCATCTAAAAAATAGTTAGCAGATGCTAAGACAAGCCATTGACCCTCTGACATATTTACTTGAGTTACATCAGAATATCTTTTTAATATTCCTTCTTCTGATCTAGGTTTATAATCTTTTGTAAATCTGTTTTGAACTTTACTAATTATTCTCTGTGATAATTCATGTATAGGGCCACCTGGTATTCTGTAAGACTGATCTAATATTTTTATTTCATCTACCTCTTTTTTTAGTGCTATGAAATGATCCACGTCTGCACCAGCCCATTTAAATATTGCTTGATCATCATCACCTGCTATGTACGTTTTCTTTGATTCTTTCCACAGCTTTCTGACCATAGACCATTGTAAAGATGATAAGTCTTGTGCCTCATCAATAAACAATACCTCAAATTTAGGTGTAATTTTTTGTGTAATAAATTCTTCTATTAAATCTGTAAAATCTTTTTTACCTTTTTGTTTCTTATATTTTTTTAACTCCTCTGATATTAGATACAAAGTATTTCTTTCTACATCTATTAGATTTTTTCTTGAATCATAATGATCTAACAGATTCATTTGTTTTGCTCTGGCTGTTTCTATTATAGTTAGATACTCATTATCAGAATTAAATGTTCCATCTTCTTGAGAGTATTTTGCTGTCTTGATAGGTATACCACACTTTACACCAAACTCTTTGTAATCAGAAGATGACATCATCTTCTCACGTGACATACCTAATCTTTTATATGCCAGTGCATGTAATGTTTTAAAATTTTCTAAATCATCATCTTGATTAAGTTCAAACTTTTTTGCTGCTCTCTCTGCTGCCTCATTCGCTGCTTTCTTTGTAAAAGAAAGATAACCAATTTGCCTAGGCCGCACTCCTTTTTGTATGAACTCGTCTACGAGATTTAACAGTGTTGTTGTTTTTCCGGTTCCTGGTGGACCTAATATTATTGTTTTCATATCTTTTTATTTTTCTCTCTAGTCTTCTTATCTTTGCCTCTGCCATATCAAATTTTTCTTTTAAGATATGCCAATGGTATTTCCAGTTTGTTCCTTTCATTAGTAGTGATCCTCCTGATATTTTACTTCAGATGTGCTAGCTTCTATTTGTTTCAATGCTTTTATTTTAATTAATCTAGGTTGTTGTTTCTTTACCCTAACCCTAGACTCTTCTACAAATACATCCAATTGTTTTATTAGATTACCGGTTTTAGTTCTATCTAGCTCCCAGTTATTTCTTTTACAAAAGTTATAAAAGTCCTCCATTCTAAAATAAGTGAACTGTCTATTGTCATCTGTAAAAGGAAGTTTATTAAATACATCATCAATCGTTCTTGCTTTTGCTCTGTTAGTTGTCCATTCTTGTAGTAAATCCATAATAACATTTGTAGAGTCCAAAGATTGTAGAGGCTCTACTTCTTGTATGCTTTGTAGTAAAGGTTTTAAATAATATTGTTTCCAATCTTTTGCTTTTGGCACAGGCACAACTAAATTAGCTTGGTCAAGACATGCTAGTGCAAACAAGGGTGCACTATATAATTGTTCTGATTTTAATTCTATTCTGTCCTCGTTTACATTTAAAAACCATTGTGGTGGTTTAGATGTATACTTTGTTAAACTTCCTAGCGTAGGCATCTCTTCTTCTCCATAACCTACACCAAATCTTTTAGTTCTACATAATCCAGATTTACATACTGAATTTATGGGTGCATCTTTACACCTGTATTTATCATAACCTTTTCTCTGCACTGATTTAATTAATTGTTGGACCTCACTATTACTCAAAGGTGGGTTCATGTGATTCTGATTTGCTTTTACTAATTCATCTTGCCAAGAATCTGGTGTGGCTTGTTTATAGTATACTGCTATATTAAATAATGCATTGTTCCTAGCACCTTCACCAAAACCTTGAACAGCTAATCTATTTAAACAAGGTGGACCATCTGGAAATACGTCAACAACTTCATGGATAGTTTCAGTTTTTATTTCTTCTATCTTTTCTTGAACATACTTATCATACATAGAATAGAATGATTCTAAACTAGCTCCTTTGCCATTATCATCTATGGCATAACGTAATCCATTCATTTGATTATAATATGGTAGATTTAAAAAATTACCTGTGTCTCCACGCTCCACGAGTATTTCTGTTTGTTTCGGAAATATTTCAGCGCCTTCATGACCTAGACTTACAGCCATCTTTTTCAATGCACCTTGCATCTGTACAGCGGGTATAAAATTTTTTGTAAACAAGAATACATGTGCGCCACCAGATTTGGATCTACACACAACTAAAGGTAAATTTAATTTACGTATACGAGAGATAAGAGCATAATGATCAAGATTGTACTCATCAATATCAATACAACCCCACTTACAATTATTATCTTCTGTAATCGGTATGATACCGAGAGCAGGTCCTTTACCATTAATGTGATCTTTCCAAAGATCATCAGTAACTTTTTTACGAACAATAAAAGCTTTTCCTTTTTGTTTACCATTTTCGCTTCTGTCTCCTTTTTGGTACTGTCCATACGCAATTGTTAATCCTTCAAATATATTTTTAAATTTCTCTATCATTTCTTTTATTCTTACGGGGCGGATCCAGTCTCCCATCACCGCCCCTAGTCTTCCCTAGGAAGTCCTTAATACGGAACTTTATCTTCCGGTTTCTCTTCTTCTGCATGCTTCGCTTGTACAGCACCTTTTTTAACACTGTCAGCAAAACTCTTTGCTTGCTCGTATAGGGCTCTATCTTGTATAGGACCTATTTTCGACACAGACCAACCAAACCATGTGCCTTTGTCGTTAGACTGTTGCACAGTTTTTAAGTTGTATACGTGTGAGAACATTGGAGGCGTAAACAATCCGTTTTTGCCTTGTAACTTTAATCCATTCATCATGGAGTTCCAATTCTTACTCACTTTTAACTGCGTCGATTTCATTGTAATCAAAGCAGTTTCAGCACCTTTTTCTTTTTGTACTATGACAAAATAAGATGCTGTATTTTCCAGATAGTTTCCGTTCTTTAATCTATCTTTATTGATAGTATCACGAGTTGCCTCGTTGATTATAGAACTTGTTCCAGCGTGTATTGCTACTGGTGCGCCAGAACCTTCTCCTCTATCTTTCCATTCAATGTATTCTCTCTTGTAAAAACAAGGGATCACATTGATTCCTTTTACACCATCGTAAACTTCATGAGTCACTGTGTTGTAAATCATACCAGGTTTGGCATCTTTTACATACTTAGAGTCTCTCTCATTTACTTGTGGTGATAGCTGCCCAAGTATTCTCAAAAATGGAAGAGCAAGATCTTGCTGATCCATGTTATCAAAACCTGCTTGAGCATCGCCTTCAAACAGATCTGTACTTGGCAGATTCTGTTTCATCTTAGTCACGCTTGCTGTTTCTTGTTTCATGTTTCTCCTTTAACGTTTCATTTTAGTTTCATCCTTCATAAATAAATGAAAGATGTCGGAAGGCATGTCGAGTCCGGACTCAACACGCTCCCTGTAAAGGGCCTTCAATGTCATGGGCTCAACCTTTGCTTTTTGAGTTGGCTCATAACCATTGCCGACCGCAAGGTCCATCAATTGATTCGCCTTGTCGTCTTCTCCACGACCAAATGTTACAGCGACCTCATTTTTAATGATATCGCCTAGTC